GTATTTTAAAGCACGGTGCCCAGCATTTGCCAGTTCCACAATTAGTGACGTCATCAAGTTTTGTTATCAGGACACTTGAAAACTGGGGGAAAAGCCACTTCCTCAGTGGGTTTGTTGTTTTTAGGGGTAAACTAAACAAATGCCCCAGAGCTCAAATCATTAATCGCCCTTCAGCCAGCTGCGCCAACAATACTATCACTTCCACTATAACTCACATGCTCAAAAACATGATCCAACATTCGTGACTCGTATACGCCTCTACAGACTCTATCAGTTAATATGTCCCTACAGGATAGGACAACACATTCGCTTTACTGACCGGATTGTTGTTTTTCGGGGTAAACAATCGAAATGCCCCGTTTATGTTACGGATAACCGATGGTTGTTTTCCGGGGTAAACCATCAAAATGCCCCAAAAAGGATCACTCCTCTAAATAAATAGAGAAGCGATCCCACTAGCGACTTTAAGTCCCGATTGAACGTGCGGAACTGCCCTCGTGACCCATCCAGCTGCCTTCTTCACCATTGAAGCAAGTTTACTCGGATGTTCCGGATTCTCCATTGCGTGCTGCTGAGTTCCGAGATAGGCAAGTACCCAATCTAAATCTGCCGTACTACCAAAACAGCTCTCCCCTAAGAATAACCGAGAGTCAGTGATGTATTCATATAAAATAACAATACGAATACGACCAACTTCTACTAAACCTGAGAGTTGAACTGTAGGATTAACTTGACCTGAAACAATAATACCTTGGTAAGGGTAAGACACCGACTCGACAGGTGTCCTCAAAAGTGTATCATTCTTATCCCAAGGTTGTGTCCACACGTAAGTCCCTTCTTTAAAGTTTCCGTCGTGTGTGTTTAAGCCTTTATTGTTTCTAGCCAAATTAGCCCAATCTTGATAAGGGCCAACTATAGAACTTGTGTTGTAAAAATAAGCGTCAATATCTCCGCTAGGAGCCGAATATCCAACTATATTTCCACCAGCTGTTAATTCTGGTAGAGTACAGGTGACTAGGGCTGCAAGAGCTATAGGTCGTAATTTAACCACAGTTCCATAATTTGATATGAGTGGGAATTTAGGGGATACAGTAGCACACAAGGACATACCAGTTCGAAGGTTGTTATACCCTACTGAATTTATGTCGAGCGCCAAAAACATTGTAGTGTCTTGTGGTACATTTATATCCCATAAAACGTCTTCAAAGAGACTTTGATTGGTTGAATAAACAGCGGCTGACCATTCAGTGACGATGTCTATATTTGTTTGTCCAACGCCGTATTGAACTGTAACTCCTGGATATATCTCAATATATCCAGTCAGTTCTTGGGTCTTGCTATTAAGAAACCCTAGGAATAAACCTGGAGTTGTAGTATTGGTCAGGGAGCCTGTCACATAAACAAAAGGGTGAAATCGGTAGACTCCTGGTGGAACTGAAAATCCTATACAATTTTGGAAGAATTTTCCTACGAAAGGTCCCACTGTAATAGCAGCGTTGTATACGGGTAGTTGGGTAACCATCAAATTTTCTTTGACGACATTACCTACCGCGAAACATTGTCCGTCCAACACATTAGCTGTTGCGGGCAATGAAGCGTTAAAGTCGGTGAATTGTGAGTAAGAACCCAAAGGTGGACCTGTTAACTGATTAATTAACGGATCGACTCTTGGATCGGAATACAGATTATCTTTCACATAAGCGGAGGAATCTTGAAAATTAGTGGGCCACCCACTGGTATTGTCAACGATTCCTACTTGGAATGAACTAGGTGACGTAGTATCTCCTATAATTGGTTTCACCGCAAAGCTGAATTTCCCTGCATTTACAGTGCCGTCCATATTAGCCACGAGAGTGAACTCTCTCAGAGAACGGTATAGGTTAGTAGCTTGCGTCAGTTCATCAGGCATCCGAGAACCAAACTCGTCTGGATAGAGTGCTGTTTTCAAGTAATCCATCCTAACTTGTGTAGTCTGAGCCTCAAGTATTTTATCCATTTGTGCTGTTGATTTCGCATTTAACATCATTCTATTTGTCTTTTTTGCCATGTTGATATTAAATTTCAATCCCCCAGCTATTTCGTAGCCACCGGGGTAGTTTATCGACTTCCCGAGTCGGAGACAGATTATCGATAATCATAACGGTAAAATGGTGCTAAAATAGACTTCAATTGACTTATATCTGGTCTCGTTAAAAGAGGAATACTCTGAGCAAACGTTTCCGGTTGCTCAGTCTTTTCCAAATTTAAGAAATCATAACGCCTCGCGAGTACTTCTAATGAGTACCGTTTACCTACCTCTTCGGAATTGATTAGGCCGCTGGGGTGCCAGCCAAATCCCTTCACTACTAAAGTAGGCGAGTCATTCATAAAATCAAACAAGGTCATACTATCGGGCCAATCATAAGTTCGCAACCCGTAGAACACATCATACTGAAACTTTTCTCTAATCTCTTCAGGACTCATAGTTTTGGGATACAGTGCGTCTAAATCAGCAAGGGTTTTAGAAAGCTTAGCTAGTCTGCCTATGGCAGGGGCCCATCTAAGTCCAAAACCGGAATCATAAAAGAAACCTCTCAAAAATGATGCTTTCTCTAACACCGGACCTGAATATAACACTTTGAATGTTATGCCCAGTTCCTTAGCTCGATCAACATAAATTGAAGTTGTCTCTAATACCTCCCTGAATAACCGTTTCTCCTTTATCGCTTGAGCAAATACTTTCAACAAACACTCTTGAACAATTATAGACTCTACTATAGAATTGCCAAGTGAAGTGTTTGGAAAACCTGTGGCACGACCTGTAACATTTAAGGCGAAGTGAATAGGTTCCCCCGCTTTTGAATACTTATCAATATCAACTGTTATTGGTTTGAACGTTGCCGTACGCAAGAGTTCAACATTAATCCCAGCCTCACCATAGATTGAGATTTCCGAATTCAATAAACCGTCGCCTTGAGAAGCATCAAAACTTGTCGCGTCTGTCTCGTAGTACCAAATGTCAATATGATCACCTACCCTTTCCATGATAGACAACCAAGTATCATCGCCTGCTACGGCAGCGATAATACGTATCCGTTCCCCTTCGTTCCATTTACTATGAATGGCACTGCTGACCTGATTGCATAATGATTGGATAGTTAAACCGGCTGCGAAAATAGTAAAAGTCCGCATGTCCATACCACTACTTACACTGTGCACCGTATGTTCTATAGGTTCTCGCTTCAATCCACCATGGATCTTATCGAAATGTCGCTTATAGAATATATTGAGCCCAACATGAGCATTGATTAAACAACGCGGCTTACATATTTCTTGACCTTCATCTAACTTTAACATCATCGATCTCGTACAAATACTTTCATCGACAATGACTCCACTCATAAATGCGCATTTCCACGTTGGGGTATGACTGGGTAAATCCCACCATCGCCTATACGTTTCCTTTCGCGCATTCGGTAAATCCTTGATAACGTCACCGAAAATTTCCTCCACATTATCAATATCTACACTAGCTACCGGATCCTCAGTTGTAATTGTCTTCGCAACTAAAGTTAGGACGTCCAAAAACTTCCCTTCTAATGCTACCGTACGTGGTGGGTCTTGGGACAAAATTCGCTTACCTATAGCATACAAATAAGATCGAACGTTCCTAGGAGGTGGTATGAACCTCCCGAGATCGTCAATATCACAAAAGGTTTCAACCTTATGGGAGCTGAAACTTCCTGTAATATTTTCGCGTTCTACTTTATTCTCAACTATAGACTTGTTAGTTTCGTCTATTTCCACTCGTACGTCACGTAGCGTTGCATCCAACAATGACACTGTTTTTCCATTGATCTCAATTTCCTTGGGGACTTCCACCTCAACATTTTCGTACCTCGTATGCACAGCGGGTGCTTCGATCTTCTTATAGGTCCTCACTCTGTATAAATATGTATAAAAGCCTGGTTTCTTAAGAGCGTTCTCACTCTTAGTAATTAAGTAACAAAATGTGTATAAACACACATAGAAACTTAATACAGCGAGAACAATGAGCAACCCAGTATTATACGCACCTAATACAAATAGAAGTGGACTATATTCCGTCACGAAGCAGAGGAAGTTATACGCTATATGCAACGCTAAAACTACCTTCTCACTAAACCATTTATCATGTCCTGCAGCATAAAATGTGAGCAATCCCATCCATAATGTTAATGACACGATTCCGCTAGTTAAACTACAATTCGAAACTCCATCTAAAGCTGCCATTAATACAGCTGCTTTCCATGGGGCCATTTTCGTAATTAACCAACTAAACAGTTCGGCTTCAACCACTGGTGCTCCGAATATTGAATAACAATACGCGGGAAACGGTCCTAATAAACTACTCAATAGCGAAAACGCTACAGTGCCAGTTCGCAACCCTTGAAGGGTTCTAACGACTCCTACAACAGCCACCACCGTGGACGTGATCGTAGAAGCTCGGCTGGACACGGCCTTACCTAGTTGTGACCACCAAGGTGAAAGATTCAACTCCTCCAACTCAACGGTACTTCTAAATTTAACCATTTGTTCATTATACAATTTGCACAAATACTCAAACGTAAAATCGTATATTTTACGAATCGTATCTGCAGCACTAGCATACGTCTCTGATATCTTTATCAAATCGTCCTTCCCTAACATACGTGTCAATACTTGTCGAAGCATGACAAACGCAGTACTTTGTGGCAAATCTGCCCGATATCCGAATTCAGAGATCACTTTTAATGCATACTTTTCATATACATAAAAGTCCGGATTCTCACCTGTTGAAACATAAGGTGACAAAGCCCCCGCTTTAAAACCGAGTAAAATACGGTCTTTATCCAAAACATCTCGAAGAGCGGCCGAACCGTTCTCTCTAAATGTGATGTATGTACCCATAGATCCTAAACTGTGCGCTTCACATTTTAGAGACCATTTTCTACCTGCATCCAATAAGAATGGAGGAGGATGAGTATAAACATCGGACGGAGTTGGGTCTTTATGAGGGTAACTGATGATGTTACGTCCTGAATAATGATAGAATCCACTTTCTCCCTGGTATCCAATAGGTGTTGACATCATGTGGCCGAACCACACTACTTCCTTAACTCTCCCTAGTCCTAGCATTAGTTGAATAAAATTGCACAATATCAGTCCTGAGGTAACTTGGTAAACATCCCCAAGATATACTGAATCGCACTTTCCTATTTCGCCTAATACTGCTTCTATTTTGAGATTCGTTAGATCAACCTTATTATCTCCTGGTAAAAGCGTCATCCTTCTTATTTCAGGCGCTCTTGTGTAAAAATCTTTAGCACAAAAGTCCCCGTAAAGAAAATTAAACCTACTCTGAGGTTGTAATTGTTTGACGATTGTAATATCCCGCGAGCTGCAATATAAACTCGCACAAACGGAATATAAATTTCCGCTTGACCGCACGTAATTCTTAAACGCATTGCGGCGCACTTCTGCTGCAATGTGATGTGGATTTTCTATAGTTTGGGAATCCACCGTGTGTGGGATGTTGGTACATCTCTTATTCAACTTGCTTGCCTCAACGTTGAATAGGAAATCGAACCCACCGAAAATAGGACATTGATTATCAATGAAAGTTTTCCCATTATCGGAATTTGATTTAACCGGTGCAACCTGAGGGGTTACATCCGAGCTAGAAGCACTAGCCGCTACTTGACTGTAGCTGGTACGAACTCGAGGTCCCCCTCGACCACGTGGGGCATACACACTTGCGCCTCGGGATCTCATCCCTCCGCGCGAAGCTTCAACTCTACCTGATCTCGGCTGTCGTTTATTCGCACCGACTCGTCTTCCATGAGAAGATGGAGCCGAAGAACTATCGCTGAGACTCACCTTTGGGCCCGTCTCGACATTATTGTTCTGGAAATTACTGTTGTCGGACATGACCTTGCCCTGCGCACCGTCCTCGGGGTTCAGGT